AACGGTATTCGCAAATGATGCAGCCTATGGTCCAACCTACGCCCCCACAGCAAGTAGAACGGATTACACCCCAGCGTCAGATTTCCGGTGGTCCCGTCAGTGACCAAATGCAGCCTATGGTTCAGCCTCGTGCTCCACAGCAAGCAGAACAGGCAAACTCCCAGCTTTCGCCTGCGCGTCAGTACATAAACGCGATGCAGCAGCGACAGCAGCAGCGAATGGGTCAGATATCAGGCAACCCATATTCGCAACAGCTAGGCCAAGAAGACCGGCGTATGGAAGCCATGCGTAAGATGCAGCGAATGAACCTCGGAGGGTAAATGGCACGGTCGGACGAACCTAAGTGGAAGCGTATCGTTGCCAGCGTAAAGGCTGGCACGAAGGGTGGAAACGCGGGTCAATGGTCCGCCCGCAAAGCCCAGCTTGCTACGCAACGGTATAAGAAATCCGGTGGCGGCTATAGCGGCCCGAAGACGGAAGCTCAGAAATCTCTGTCCAAATGGACTAAGGAAGACTGGGGAACCAAGTCAGGTAAGCCATCTACTCAAGGGCCGAAAGCCACGGGTGAGCGCTACTTACCTAAGAAAGCACGTGAGGCTTTGAGTTCTCAGGAATACTCTGCTACAAGCAAGGCGAAACGCGCAGGCATTAAGGCGGGCAAGCAGTTCGTTAAGCAGCCGAAGGCCATAGCAAAGAAGGCAGCGAAGTACAGATGACCACATCGGGCACCACAGCATTTAACCTCAACCTCAACGACTTAGTCGAAGAGGCTTTTGAGCGTTGCGGTGCAGAACTGCGGACCGGCTATGACCTACGTACGGCGCGGCGCAGTCTCAATCTGCTCACTATTGAGTGGGCTAACCGTGGTATTAACCTGTGGACCATCGAGCAGGGTTCGATACCTATGGTGCAGGGCCAGATTGTTTACGAGTTACCCGTCGATACTATAGACCTACTCGAACATGTCGTGCGCACCCAGACCGGTGAGCAGCAGACCGACATTACAATTAACCGTATCAGCGTTGATACGTACTCTACAATCCCGAACAAGAACGCGCAGGGTCGGCCTATCCAAGTATGGATTAACCGTCAGTCAGGTGCGACCTATCCGGCAGGTGGACGCCCTGCGGGCACTAACTCGACTACGGGTGTCGATCATCCGTCGATTAACGTCTGGCCAGCTCCAGACCAGAGCAATTATTATACTTTTGTCTACTGGCGCTTGCGCCGCTTACAGGATGCTGGTGATGGTGTTACTACGCAAGATATACCGTTTAGGTTCATCCCTTGTATGGTGGCTGGTCTCGCGTATCACCTATCCCTGAAAATCCCCGGCGCGCTTGAGCGTTCGGATGGGTTAAAGGCGCAGTACGAAGAACTCTGGCTACAGGCTGCTGACGAGGACCGTGAGAAGGCACCGTTACGCCTCGCGCCTCGTCAGTATTTCCGGTGATTTGTGCCTAATCGGTTTGCATCTGGTAAATGGGCAATCGCCCAGTGCGACCGTTGTAACTTCCGCTATAAGCTGAAGGAACTCAAGCGGCTCGTCATTAAGACCAAAAACGTCAACATTCTGGTGTGCCCTACATGCTGGGAACCTGACCAGCCGCAGTTGCAGCTTGGCATGTATCCCGTGGATGACCCACAAGCTCTACGCAACCCACGCCCAGACAACAGCTATTACCAAGCGGGTCTCAATCCGAACAACAACCCAAGTGACGGTAGTCGCATAATTCAGTGGGGGTGGGACCCTGTAGGGTTAAATAATCCTTTGGGTTTATTTGGTCTCCCAAATACGCTATTAGGTGAAGGTCAAATAGGGACCGTAACAATCGAGACGGAGAATTAGTGATGGATAAGAAAGATTTAAAGCAGGACAAAGCTATGGTTGCTAAAGCCGTGCACAAGCACGAGCGTGCAAAGCACAAGGGCCAGCCTATGACCAAGCTCGCTAAGGGCGGCAAAACCAACGCGCAGATGAAGGCTTTGGGCCGCAATCTCGCCAAAATCGCTAACCAGAAGAAATCTTCGCGAGGTAAATAATATGGACTACAAGCCAAAAACGGTGCCGATTGTGAAGAACAATAACGGCTACCCGAACAATGTAGCTAACACTCAGACTGTGAAGACTCGCGGTACGGGTGCGGCAACTAAGGGTACGCATAGCAGCAAGAAACTGGCCTAATGAACGACGCTGAACTGTTCGAGACAATCAAGGGGTACGTCGAAAATGACTTCCCCAACACCTCATGGACCGGCTCTAACGGTACTACGGTGACTTTGACGTCTACCGAACAGATCAACACGTTCATCGAACAGGCTGAGCAGCGCATCTTTAACACGGTGCAGTTGCTTGACCTGCGTAAGAACGTGACGGGTAACATGACGTCAGGTAACAAGTACCTTTCGGTGCCTTCAGACTGGCTGGCTAACTTCTCCATGGCTGTCATCGACGCCACTGGACGCTACGAGTATTTGCTTAATAAAGATGTGAGTTACATCCGGCAGTCGTTCCCTAACCCAAGCACGACTGGCATACCAACACATTATGCCTACTTTGACGAGAACTCGTACATTTTGGGGCCGACGCCGGACGCTAACTATGCAGTCGAACTGCATTACTTCTATTACCCAGAGTCTATCGTGACTGCTGGTACGACGTGGCTTGGTGACAACTTTGATAGCGTTTTGCTTTACGGCTCGCTTTTAGAAGCGTATACGTTTATGAAAGGTGAGCAAGACGTTATAGCTGAGTACCAGAAACGGTACGACGGAGCGATGGGTATGTTGAAGCAGTTGGGCGAAGGCAAGAACCGTCAAGATATGTACCGGACGCCGCAAGTGCGGTATCCGGTCTCGTAGGAGGTATAGATGTTTGACTTAGCAGCAGGGGCTGTTGGAAGCGTTATGGTACAGACCACGGATAACCGTGGGTTTACGCCTGAAGAAATCGCGGACCGCGCACTGGACAAAATCATGTACGTAGGTAGCCAGACACACCCAGCTATCCGCGATCAGGCCGAAGCTTTCCGGGAAAATATCCGGAAAGTTATTGTGTTTTATATGCACGAGGCAATTCGGTCCCGTAACGTAACTCTGGTAAGTAAATTTAAACAGGCGGGGTACCCAGAGTTAACCGCCATACTCGATACATAAGGAGGCCTTAAGATGGCAATTACCCAAGCAATGTGCACTAGTTTCAAAGCTGAACTTATGCTCGCCGTACACGACTTTCGCGCCACAGGTGGCGATACTTTCAAGTTAGCTATGTATACATCAACTGCCGATTTGAATGCTAACACCACAGCCTACTCGGCTACCAACGAAGTGACCGGTACAAACTACACGGCTGGTGGTGGTACGCTGACACGTGCTGGTGTCGGTACGACTAACTCGACGACTACCAATGGTACAGGCTTCACTGACTTTGCCGACCTTACGTTCACTAACGCGACCGTCACGGCTCGCGGCGCTCTTATTTACAATAACACGCCGTCTGCTAACTCGAACGCGAACACCACGCTGACGAACGCTGCGGTATGTGTGCTGGACTTTGGTTCTGATAAGACTTCGACGGCAGGTGATTTCACCATCATTTTCCCGGCATTTGATGCTACGAACGCAATTATCCGTATCGGTCAAGCTTAATAATATAAACTACAGGACCTTATGTAATGGCACTTGTACTCGCGGATCGTGTCAAGGACACAACGACAACAACCGGTACGGGCACGATCACTTTAAGTGGTACGGCCCCTATTGGGTATGTTTCGTTCGGTACGGCTATCGGTAACGGTAACACCACATACTATACCATTACGGCAGGTTCGGAATGGGAAGTGGGCCTCGGCACTTATACGGCTTCTGGTACCACGCTATCTCGCGATACAGTGTTCGCATCAAGTGCAGGCGGAACGACTAAGGTTACCTTCTCTGCTGGCACCAAGGACGTCTTTGTAACCTACCCCGCTGGTAAGGCTATTTCTGACGGTTATGGCACACTGCCCGCTACTAACGGCGGCACAGGACTAACTTCACCCGGCACTAAAGGCAACGTCCTTACAAGTACTGGTACAGCATGGGTGTCGAGCGCATTAAATTTAATTTCGTATCTATCTGTCGCTGGCGGTGGCGGCGGCGGTAGCGGACGCGAGTTAGGCGACTCTTATGCTGGCGCTGGCGGCGGCGCTGGCGGTGTTGTATCCGGCGCTTTGGCATTTGCAGCGGGTACATTAACTGTATCTATTGGCGCTGGTGGTTCGGGCCAAAGCGGCGATGGGCGTGGTATTGGCGGTAGTAACACTACGCTAACAGGAACTACGGCGGCTGTTGGCGGCGGCGGCGGCGGTGGGCGCACTAATTTGGGTGGCGGTTCAGGTGGATCAGGCGGCGGTGGTACTGCCACTAGCGTCGGCGGTTCTGGTTATGCAGGCGCAGGTACTGTAAATCAAGGGTCTCCGGGTGGTAGCGGCT